GCTACTCGCTGTGACGTCTATTGCCTTTGTCGCGCTAGCGACCACCATGTTTAACAGTTTTGTCAGAACTCCCCAAGCGCCAACTTCCCTCCCCTCCGCCCCAGAGCCAAGTCCAAACCTCACGGCTCAAGTGGTTCATTCCGCTTCTCATGAGGTTCCAAAGGGTGTTAGGACTGTGATAAGAACGACGGAAGCCGCTCGACCAACAGCCCAAAACGCCCCCAAGCTGGATGAAAAGTCTAGCAAACCGGGAATGGTGGCACATTCACTAAGCGACCCTCAAGTTGCCGACCTCCTAGTGTCTAAAGTTAGATCAAATCAGTTCCAAATGGATTTTTCCAGGTATGGGACTGTGTTTAACTACATGAAAGGGGTTGGCATACGTGATAACATCGCCGTGATGCCTTGCCACATTTTCCGCTACATTGAGGGGTTGGAAGAGCCACCCGAAAGCATCCTCATTACGATGCATAGGGATGGCTTCGCCACTCAGCAATTCCATTTGTCGGACTTGAAGCTTGTGTTTTTGGGGTCGGATGTCATGGGGGTTTACCTCCCAAAGACTTTACCGGCCTTCAAGAATATTCACAAGCATTTTGTTCAAGACAAGGACCTCAATGCGGACTTCAGCAATTTGATCGTGTGTGAATCGTTTCCGAAGCTGAGAAATCAGTATACGCAACGTTTGCACAAAGTTGAAGTCCAACTACAAAAGTCAGTTACCTATGACTTTTACGATCACAACAATTTACCCAGAGAAGTGAGCTTGGCACGGTTTATCCGAGCCAACGCAGCCACCACTCCAGGTGACTGTGGGGCGGTTTACATGCTTCAAAACACCAGCGTCCCGCGCAAACTTTGCGCACTCCACGTCGCTGGTCATAAAGGCATGTGTATCGTCATTGGCAGTATTCTCTCACAAGAGTTTCTTGCCCCACTTTTCAACCAACAACAGCTGTCCACGATTGATGAGGAACCGGTACTTGATGTAACGGGAGCCCTCACTGCGCAGATGGCAATCACTGAAGCTGGCATTTCCGTTGACTCAATGGAAGAGCTAGCTCCTGGCAAGTATGTGCAGCTTGCTCGCGGAACGAAAATCGTTCCCTCAGTTTTGCACAATCATCCTAAACTTCACCCAAGTGTGAAGGGACCTCCACATATGCGCAAG